GCCATCTTCATAGCCAGAAGAATGCGGTTGTCGGAGAACTCGATGCTATCTAAAAGGTGGTTGTCCTGCACGGAATCAGAGAGGTACGTACGTACCTCCTCTGGGGTTAGGATAACTCCATCAAGACTCGGATTAGTTGCACTCATATGATCCTCACTTGCTAGACAGCATGCCAGATAGCTTGTATGACAGCAGCTGCATATCCAATTTGTACTCAGGATGCTTCTTGTCTTCGATGTCGTCAGCCCATTGGGTCATAACCAGACCTACTAGACGTTCGTCATCTGGAGAGCTAATTGGGCAGATCCCGAGAGATCCGACGCCATTAGAAGACATCCAGTCAGTGATCGACGGCGTGGCATACGTGTTGAATGTCGGATCGACGAACACACATTTGCCTTCAAGGAGTGGGCCCCAGTCACCGGCTAGAAGGGATGTAGGTAGGTTTTGAGTATCCAGGAGGATCTTTGCAAAACCTGGCTTCACAACTTCGTAGCTCGAGGAGATGTACGCGAAGTGCACTCCTGAGGCGTTTACCTTGCCGTTATGCAGCTCGAAGATCATGACGCGATCCGCATCGATCTTGGTCTGCAGGGTTAGGATAGCCGAGGTGATCGGACCATCCATTTTGATTCTATTCTCCATGGAGATGTAGGCATCCATCGAGTCAACATAACGCTGAGCAATTGGGAATACCAGGTACCCCACTGTCAGGAACGTAACGAAGAAAGCTACGATGAAGGCTCGTTTCCAGGAATCAATAGCCCCTAAGATAGGGGAGATTACACTGATAATGTGTTGCCACATCAGAACCTCACTTAAGAGGGTCGTGGCCCCAAATGTACAGAGACATAGCCTTACGAGTAAGACTACCCTTTCCGTCCATCAAGGGGCCTTGAACCCCTCTCATTCTCTTGATGAAGCGAATCTGCCGGTTAGCCCATTCTCACTCATCTTCAGTCCACTGCTCGGGAGGAACCTGCTTCATCTTGATGATGTTCCTGGCAGATTCTCTCCCGGACTTAATGCTTAAGGATTTGGCGGCTAATCTGCTCAACCCACTCTTTTGCCCAAGAGGAGAGTCGTAATACTCTTGCAGCTCGTTGTCCGTCATGTTGACTAGGCGGAGCCATTCCTCGTATGTAGCCTTCTGGGAGTCGGTTAGCATACTAGCTCCTATTACTCAGCAGCCTTCTTTGCAGCTGGCTTGCGAGTCTTAGGTGCCGGGGCCTCTACCTTCGGTTCTTCTGCAGGCTTCTCTTCAGCCTTAGGCTCTTCTACTGGCTTTTCAGCCGGCTTGACTGGAGCCACGTCGATCACCTGCTTCTCCATCCATGCATAGAAGCTCTGACCGCGGTCATACAGATCACCGTTAGGGAGAATCACGCCGTCCTTTTGAGAGACGAAGTGAGCAGGATCACCTGCATACATGACCACAGTGCCATCTTCCAGACCCTTCTTCAGGTACTCAATTACGCTTTCGCTTTGGTAAATTGCCATTGGGGAAATCTCCTATTGTAAATGACTACTAGTATTTTACGCACAAACAAAAAGGGCCCCCGGAGGGGCCCTTTTTAGGGGTTGGCTTAGCCTTCGATGGAGCCGAGTACGAAGCCCTTGACGTTACCGATACCGATACCGATGGACTCGTAAGTTTCGAACTCGATCATGTCCGCTTCGGCCTTCAGGAACACAGTCGGTTCTTGCAGGCTGTAGAACTGGCCAAGGTAAGCTTCTGGAGCGAAGACCGCTACCAGGTCGCCCTTCTTGACGCCGTCAGAGGACAGGATGCTGGCCTTGTTGGAGGTCACGATGTCGAAACCGTAGAAACCTTCCATGGAACCAGACTTGAAGTGCTCGGATGCCACAGCATCACCCAGCTGGGTAGCAGGTTCGCGAAGCATGGTCAGATACAGCTGATGGGACATCAGGATCTTGGACGGCTTCTGCTCGTCAGTTACCAGAACCTTCACCAGGTTCATCAGCTTGTCAGTGACACGGTCACCGGTAGGCTTAACGAACGCTTCACCGCGGGATTCGGTCTGAATTGCCTTCAGGCCGGCGATGAAGTTCTCGTCTTCCTGCTTCTGGATGTCCTTCACGCTGTTGTCTTGCAGGATCTGACGGATGTCAGTCTTGTAAGTAGCCAGCTCGAACTTGGACTTCTTGAAACGCTGGGAAGAGATCTTGTAGAACGGAACTTCGTAGCGGGAACCACGGAAGTAACGTACTTCAGTCTTACCAGACAGGGACATGCTTGCTGCCACGGAGTCCGGTTCCTTTTCGACGATCACACGAGGTTGGTCGTCCAGGCCGCGGTCCAGGTCAGACGCAGTGATGGTCTGAGGCTGCATGATCTTACGGGTGAACCCGTCTTCACGTAGCTTTTGGCGAACGAATGCAGACATAGCTGCACCAGCTTCCTTCTCCAGGCCCTGGTCGATCTTGTCGATGAAGGCTTGGTTCAGGAATTGTACGTTCATAGTTTCAACGTTGTAGCTCATCTTATTCTCCTATTAGCGTACCAGAACAACCAGAGCCTTCTTGCCGTCGGCAAGAGTGTCTACTTCCAGCACGTGGCCCAGAACTGGGGTGGAACCGTCGCCGGCACCCTTAGCCAGGGTAGCAGATGCGTTAGCGTAGACTTCGTCGCCCGGGGCGAACACGTCGTCTTGCTTGAAGTTGTTGGTACGAACAACGTAGTGACCCCACAGGACGATACATTTGTTACCACCACCAACTACTTTGGTGCCATCACCAGCAGCAATGCCACCAGTTACACGTACAGATTTGTCGTCCACGGGTCCGCGAACAACGATACCGACCTTACCGGCACCGGCAGGGGCAGATACTTTGGCAACCTTTGCCCCGGCTACCATCTTAACCAGATCACCATTGGTGATAGTGGCGTCATCGGTAGCGTAGTTAAGGTCCAGAGCACCTTCTTGAGGCCATCCACGCAGGAACTCGGCACGGTATTCAAGATTTTGCAGTCTGCTCATCTCGTTTTATCTCCTGATTAATTCATTAGGAATTCAAGTAAAGCGTCACCGCCTCGAGATGGGATGCTGGATGCAGATCCAATCTCCCACGGGCTGCCGCTGGTACTGCTAGCAATCTTCTTCAGAGTGCCTTCTGACAGAGAGTTTAACTCATCCAGTTCGCCTTGGCCGAGATGTAGGTTTTTTGCCAGTACATTCAGTTCAGGTGACACGTTAGCCTTCTTCTCCATGTCAGAGATTTTAGCTTGTGCTGAGTTAAGTTTAGCTTCCAGTTCGTCGATGTATGCTGCAGTCTTTTCCAGTACCTGGACTTCTGTACGAAGTTCAGCAACCTTCTGCATCATTTTATCCGATTCTGGGGCTACTTGGGCTTTCAGGCCATCGAGAACTTCAGAAGCAACAGCTTCTTCCATTCCGCCCTCTACCAGAGAGTTTACTGCAGCCTGCTTGATCAGGGCAAAATTGTTGCCTTCTTCAAGTGCTGCGGCACGCTGTTCCAAATCGTTAGCATGGTTACGAAGGATTTGGCTAAAAGTCATTTTAACTCTCCGTTCTTACGCTGCTGTTTGATTCCGCCGTGTTCGCCGATCAAGTTGTTAACCTTACGGTCTACTGCTGCTGTGACGAAGTGAGCTCCGACACCTGCTGCTGCACCTGATCCGACTACTTTGGCGATCTTCTTGGCTGACGCCGCAAGATTAGCAGCTCGTTTCTGCATCCCATCCTTCACGCCTTCGTTATAAGCGTCAAGTTGGGATTTACGAGTGCCCTCGAGGCCGCCAGTAAAGTATCCGATACCCGCTCCGGTTACAGCTCCGGCCGGAGATACCTTTTTGATGGTCTTTTTCACACCATCAAGTTTACCCTTAGCAGTGCCGTAAAGGCCCTTGGCTTTGGATACTAGGCTAGATACATTCGGCATGTTTACCTCGAAAGGCCCCCGGAGGGGCCTTAGTGATGATTACTGAGCTTTCTTCTTGCGGTTGTAGGCGTAAGCACCTGCACCGGCAGCACCAGCAGCTACGCCACCAGCGATTGCAGCCTTAGCAGCACGGCCAAGACCCTTCTTGCCCGGGATTACCGCAGGCAGGGCCTTCTTAACTACTGCCGGCAGAGCAGCAGCTTGCTTAACCAGCTCAGCTGCTTCTTCGAAGTCGATGCCTTCGGAGACCAGTTGTGCTACAGCAGCGGACTTCTCGATGTCGGTATAGTCACCTTCAACTTCTTCACCGAACAGTTCGGCGGAAGCTTGCTTGACCAGCTCAGCAGCGTCTTCGAAATCGACGCCTTCAGCGATCAGAGCGTCGAAGGCAGCAGCCTTTTCCAGCTCGATGGACAGGATGTCAGAAGCCTGCTTAACCAGCTCAACAGCTTCGTCGAAAGCAACGCCTTCACCGATCAGAGCATGGATAGCTTCGGAAGCTTCCTTGGACAGGTTGGAGGCAACAGGGGTACCTTCGTACTGCTCTTTACCTTCGGCCGCAGCTTCGTCGAAGCCTGGCTCTTGTACGCCACCTTCAGCAGCACCACGCTCCAGGAGAGCCTTGGCTACTTCGGTAACAGTCTTGCCTTCGCGAGGAGTCGCTTGATCACGCTTCTCGTCGTCAGCTACCATTTGGTTCAGGTCAGCTTGAACCATGTTCTCGGCTTGCTTGTTCATGCCACCGATTTGGGCCAGGATAGCTTCGGCAATGCTGGAACCCAGTGCGTTTTCTTTGCTCATGTTAGGAGTCTCTCCGTTCACTTCAGATGCTTGTTTGGTCAGAAGGTTTTGAAGCTGATCAGCAGCGGATTCAGAACCCGCAGCGTCCGACGCTTCCTTGTTTAGCCCTTGCTCGTCGGCAACTTGCAGGCCTTCAAGCAGTTTCTCTAGGCTAAGTGGTTGATCCATGACGTTATCCTCTACGTTTTCTGTCCGCTTTTGCGAATTCTCGCTCCACGGAACTATTCATAAGTTTAGCCGTAATAGATGCACTCTTGGTAAAAGAGTTACCTACAGATGATTTTAGCCAACTTTGTGCTTTCTCTAGTTTACTTTGAACCAGGGAGTTGATGACATATTTCAGCACCAACGCACTTCCAGCTACAGTCAGAAGCAATTTTAAACCGCTCGGCTGCTCTACTGGGGCTGCAATCACCGGCTTCTCGATTGGCTTTCTGCCAGGTTCGAAGTTAGTGTATCCCGTAGGACGGGTAGGTGGAGGCATTACGTACGTGGCAGCACGCTTTTCCACTACACTTGGAGCCAACGATGACCCTTCAATGAATTTGGTAAGCAGCTTAACCAGTAACGGGTTGGCTTCCTTTTCTTCCACCTGAGGAACTAGAATGAAGTGTTCTTGAGTCAGTGCCTCCGGTCCCATCTCTAGCAGGATCTTGATTGCCTCTACACCTAAGTGGGAGTGCTCATGACCTGCACCTTTGGATACTAGCAGGGTAGCTAGGAACTCTAAGGATGGGGAGATGCCCAACTCAGCGAACGCATTCGCTAAATCCTCGACAGAATATTGGCACAGTACAGGGATAATGTCCATATCCGGATCAACTACGCGATCTAGAATGGTATCCAAATTCTCTGCACCAGCTGCAACCTCACCGTCGATATGCTTGATCAGGTCGGCGACCTTCTCAACGGCAATCTTCTTGAGACTTGCAGACTTTACTCGACCCTCGAACTGTACACCTTCCATCTCAGCCTGCTCGACAGAGCCGATGGCTGATACGTCAGATGCCACCTTCTGAAGTACAGAAGAGGTGACGTCTGCAGGGCGGATAACGATGGAGATGTCGAAGAACTTCAGCGGACCGACGTTCAGGGACATAACCTTGCGACCATCCGGCAGGAGTTCGTTCAGGTGGTTGTTCAAGTGCTCACAGTACATGCTACGAGAGGTAGCCTTGTTACCGCAAACACTGCAGACGTCGAACGGCGTATGGCATGCCATCGAGGTCATTGGGAAGTCGCCAGCCATGATCCGGGAGTACTCGGCAGAGGCTTTAGTCTTATCGACCTCGGCTACTAGTTCCACACGGTGCATGCGTGGGTTGTAGTACGAGAAGATTACCTTACCGATGGCAATCGCTGGATCTTTGTTGACGTGGTGACGGAAGACGTGTGCGGGAGATGTTTCGAACGTCTTGTGCCACTTGATAAGCTGAGATTCTGGGAAGTAGTCGCCGTTACGGTTGGACCCATACCACTCACCTGCCCCCATCGCATTGATGTGCAGGTAGAAGAACCCTTCTCTCGGCTCGATGGCCTTAACGAAATCATCGATCTCCGCCGCAGCTGCTTCCTTAGTTAGCCCACCATCTTCCTGGAATAGCAGACGGACTTGCATCTCGTCTTCTTGGAAGAAAGATTGACTATCAAGCAGTTTATCCATTGGAGACTCCTATAGGGATGAAGGCCCCGAAGGGCCTTCTTGGGATTACATGGTCAGGTTCTTCGGACGGAAGTCACCCTTACCATCCTTCATACGTGCTTCGAGGTCTGCCAGGGTACGAAGAGTCTGGAGGTCCATAGTCTCGTAGTGAACAGCACCATCAAGCACATTCTGCAGGATGTTCGGGTCCTGGGCAACAGTCGGAGCGATGTTATAGATGGTATCGCCCAGACGCTTAACCTTAGCAGGATCCTGGCCGGACAGAGTTTCGGAGTGAGCGATGGCTTGAGCCAGAGCACGCTCGTACTTAGCCTTGTCGGCCATACTGGAAACTGCCTTCACGGCAGATACCGCGGCCAGAGCACCTAGGCCCAGACCAAGAGCACCGATACCGGTACCCAGAGAGTTACCCAGACCCTTGGCAGCAGCTTCACCGGCATGCATACCGCCAGAGTGACGCAGAGCATCACCTACGCCACGCATGAAGGATTCCGGGCCGAAGGATGCTTGCTTCTCAATCTCTTCGATGGCTGCATCGATGAAAGTCTTGTGTTCATCGGTCAGCTCTTCGACGCTGGCCTGCTTCTTCAGACCAACTTCCAGCTCACCGCGAACGGACGCCAGCAGATCTTGTAGTTCTTGATTCATGATTACCTCTTAGCCGTGCAGGCTTTTCCAGACGTCATTGTTAGGACGGGCACCTTGGGAGATTTGTGCCACTTCCATACCAGCCATACCTAAGGTACCTACGCCACCTACTGCCTTAGCAGCACGGGCTACACCTGGAGAGATGACCTTTTTCAGAGCACCGGCAGCTCGTAGAGCAGGTCCGATGAACGCCTCTTTGGTCATTCCGGTGTGCTGGGAGAGAACGGATGCAACCTTATCGAGGGTTGCTTCGGTTTCCTTTGTCTTGGCCACCAGGTCACGACTTTGGGAAACGCTTTCCTGTAAGGATTTTACATTCAAAACGTCTCCAGCAGGGAAGCTTCTCACACGAGAAGCGGCCTTCACGTGACCTAGTACCAGATGGCATAGCTCGGCGTACTGGTTAGGGTCGTCTTTGGCTACAAAGGCGATCTTCTCCATGACGTCTTGATCACGACGCAGCTGTTCAGCCTGCTTGATCAGGTCTACCATGCTGTCTTGCTGGGCCATGTACAGGTCTTGGGCCTGTTTGACCAGCTTAGAGCACTCTGCACGCAGAGCTACCAGCATGTCCTTTTGGTCCATCTGCGGTTCTACCGGAGCAGATGCCTTCTTCTCCATCGGCTTAGTCAGCACGATAGCTAAAGGAGAGGGCTTGTAGGCAGAAGCTTGCTTCTCGACCCCAGGAGCTGCTGTGATGATGCTGATGACATCATCATAGTTAGCTGTCTGGAACTCGAAAGTGCGGTCATCTGCAGATGCCATCTTGCTCAGGTAGGCAATCTGGTTGCCAGCTTCGACAAGACGCTTCACTTGCTCGACATTCATGTCTTGGTCGCAAGCAATCTTGGCGATACCTTCGCTCATTGTGTGTACACCCGCGTTAGCACCGGCAACCACTTGGGCTGCCATCTGCTTAAGGGCTTCAGTTGTCAGATTCATTGTTCAAATCCTCGATAGATGGGAACTGGATATCATCACCAGTGAACTTCTGCAGTGCAATCTCAATGTCCTTCATCGCTTCTTCACCGTCGGTTACCCACAGCTTCAGCAGACGAGCGATATCAGTTGCCTGTTTTGCCCACTTAATTCCTTCCTTCGACGCTTCCGCCGAGTTAGGGTTAAAGTATGCCTCTTTGCTCTTGTAGTAGCAGTCGGAGAATAGGCTGGTGAGGCCGGAAACCGGTGAAATGTTTACCGCGTTACCGAAACGCCACTCAATGAACTGCAGGCCCTGAGCGAGTGCCCACATCTTCATACCTTTCTCATAGCCATCCTTCACCCTTTCGATGTGGGACAGTTTCTGCAGCTTAGTCACTTCAGCTACATCAAAGTACACGTCCCGATACAGACGTACGCCGTCAACTGGAAGTTCCAGCAGTTCAGCGATGACATCCTCATCGTTAGATGCAAGTAGGGCTGCCTCTAGGAAAGACCGTTGAATCTTATCCTTGTGGATAATCTCAATCAGGTCTACCAAGGACCGTTCTACTTTACCCTCAAGCAGAGCATCTACTAGAGGGTCGGCCTCCTTAGTGGAGGCCTTCCAGAGCTTGTATCTGTGATCAAACATCTCGTGACAGTTGTTCGAGGCGTACGCAGTTCTCACCTAGTGAACGGTAAGTGTTGCGGATAGCCGTAATCAGGTCGCTCAGTGCTTCAGGATCCATGTCGTCGGACAGCTTGTCGGACTTCAGACGGGCCAGGAACAGGATACGTCCCATCTTGTCTACCGCCTGGAGGATATCCGGCAGGTATTCACCGATGGTCTCGTACATGTCAGGGTCAGACAGCAGTTCTGACATGATAGTAGCTTCAACTACCTGCTTGTCCTTGGTGTCAGTCGCCTTGCGGATAGCCAGGTTGGCACCACGCAGACGCTGATCCTTATTACCGGTGTATGGCTCATCCGGAGAGATACGCTCACCGTACTGCGGCATCGGAGTTACACGTTGCTTCTCTGCAGACTTCTGCATAGGAGCGGACATGACGATCTCCACCTTACCCTTCTCTTCGGCAGACTTCATGAAGCGTTCTGCATCACCCAGTTGCAGACCTTGGTCGACAACCATGATGCGAACTACGTCAGCCTTGCCACCTACTTCACGGCCGTCAATAGAGAACACACCGCCGCGGGCAACCAGAGTGTGACGCTCAGCCAGGTGAGACATAGCACGCATCTCGTGACGACGTAGGGCTACGCCCAGGTCAGTCTCGAACTCGTTGCTCACGTGGGTGTACGGAGCATAGGTGCACACCGGGTTCAGGAACCATACATCGCGTTCCTTGACGGATAGGCCATGCATGTTGTTCAGGACTTCGATACGCTCTACACCATCACGGCAGGAGATGGTCAGACCTTGAGGGGTACGCAGGACGGAGCGGATGGAGGCTGTGTCGTAGTTGGTACCGTTAAAGATAACAACACGACCGTCTACCTGGCCGATTTCACCGATCTTCTTCAACTTAAGACGGTCGATGATGTCCTTGTAGTTGATCTCTTGATCCACGATCACTGGAGGACGGCTGTGAGTGAAGTCACGCACGGAGCCATCTTCGAAGGCAACGAGGAACTTCAGGTCGTTGGTCGGCAGGATTGCACCACCGATCAGGTTACCGTCACGCTTAACGAACATGTAGCCGCGGCCAGAGTCGTTACGCTTAGCGTAGCCGAAGTTGTTTGCACCAAAGCTTTCCACCGCAACGCGAAGAGTAGCCGGAGCACCCTTAACGTGGTAGCCCTTCTGGAGGATGTCCTGAATAGCTTGTTCATCCAGACCCTTACCGGAAGTGATCACCTGGGGGATCTCTACGGACACGGTCTCTTCGACAGGCAGATTGCTCTTAACTGCTTCAACCAAGCCCTCTACGTCGAGGAACTTGGAGAGAGTAGCTACGAGGCTAGCGTCTTCAGTCAGAAGCTGCAGGAGCTCCTTACGCATCTCAGGATTCATAGCTGCCGCCATGTCAGCAATTCGGCTACCGGATGCATAGACGTACTTGCCGGTACGGGGCGGCACGATTACGTCTTTAAGGTCAGGGTTACGGACGGCAGAAGACGGAGTCTTAGCCTTACGACCCATGTTTTCGTTCTGGTTAGCGGTAATCTGTTCGACGGTCTTCTTGGTCAGAGGCATGAATTGCTTCTTGTCTGCCATGAAGATGGAGTCGATGGGATACACAGTACCGTCTTTGGCGATAACCGGAACGAAGAAGTTGCTGCCGCCTTGGGCAAGCACGAAGCAGCCAACCTGCACGCCGGAGTTTTCTGGAAGCTCTTCAGTCATGTCGTTGAACGACAGGATGAACTTCGTCAGCTCCGGGGCAATCTTGGCCAGCTTCTCTTGAGCTAGTTCGCCTAAATTCATCGATGGATTCTCCTAGGTAATCATCAATAGTTTATCATTGACGAAGGGGTTGTTGCCAACCCCTATCAGAATTAGTACTTACCGTCCTTGCCTTCACCGAACGCCCCACCGATCATGTATGGAGTAATCGGGTCGGTACCGCTGGTTTCAGCCTTGTGGCCCATAACCATGGCTTCACGCAGGCTCTTACCGAGCTGTTTGAACGCCAGACGGGATACCCAGTTGTCATCGTACAGCTTGGCAGTCTTGATGCCAGGTACGAGTGGGGTGATGGATAGACCGCTCTTAGATACCACTACGTTCTTCACGCCGTGAGATACTAAGTATGCCACATGGTTCTTATCCAGCAGAGTACCCGGGGTGTATTCCAGAGCATGCTCAGCCAGTTGGCGACCAAAGGCCTTTTCAGTAGGGATGGTTTCCGCATCTTCACGCAGAGCGTTGTGGATGTGGTTGATGGAAACTACCTGGCCAGGCAGGAAGCCTGTGTTACCAGCGTCCTTGACTGTCACATACTTGACCAGGTTGCGAGCAATCAGGTCGAAGTGACGAGGATCCAGCTTGTTGCCGCCTTCTTGGTAGATGTGACGCAGCTGGTTGGACATGTAGGCACGACCAGTACCGATACCTCTTAATGAAGTCAGTTTACGCGGGTTTACAGTACCACTGGACAGAGGATCACCCTGTTTGATGGCATCACCTACGTGAACCTCTACATCCTGGCTGTTAGGAACGAAGTGCATGGTGTTACCCACGAATACTCGGTGGTCCTTCAGTTCAGTCTGCTCGATCTTGCTCACGACACCGTCTACAGTGGAGATAACGGCTTCATCCTGGAAGTTCTCCGGGTTGGTCAGCAGGTTATCTGTCAGTTCGTACGGGTTGCTTGCCTTACCGGCTTTCGCATCGTGCTTGGTAGACAGGATCATCTGGGTCAGAACTTCGGATGCTGACTGAGCAGCTACTACACCTACGTTCTCCCCGATTTCCGGAACCTTACCGCGGGCGTTCAGCCCGTAGCACTTGCAGCACACGCCATCCTTAGCTTCACAGGTAAGTGTGGTGCGGATCTTGATGTTCGTCTTACCGGAGTGCTTGAGCTCGGAGTAATACGCCTCATCGATCAGCTTGTTGGTGCCGGCTTCGTAGTGGAACATGACACGCTTCTTGTCAGCTACTGGATACATCATACCGTTAGCAGTATGACAATCAGGTACGGTCACAACCTCATGATAGAGGTTAGGAGTGATCGACTTGAACATGTCACCTGGCTTACTGGTAGACAGCTGTGCCTGTACAACGTTACCACGACCCCAATAGGACATCGCCAGCTGCTCAGCAGCAGACAGACCTTCAGCGAAGGAGTGAGTGATGGCCAGAGGGATAGGAGTCCCGTCGATCTTCTTACTTTGGATAGGAGAAGAAGTACCTTGTTGCAGCTGGGATGGGTTACCACGAGCACCGGTCTGAGCCATGATTGCCGCGGTAGACTTCTTACCGAGCATGTACTCCAGGTTCTGCTTAGTCAGCAGCCCTTGATACTTAGTGGTCGTGTCGATCAGCTTCTCGTTACGCTCACGAGTAGAGATATCTCCCAGGCCCATAATGTGGTTAACCTGTGTCTCATACTCCGCCAGCATAGCCTTACGCTCTTCACTGTCGTTGTAGTAGTCGGACAGCGGAGTGGAGTAGCCATGGTCAGTAGCAGTATTGAAGAACAGATTGGACACAGCAGTAATGGCACGAGGGGCATCTTCTCCGCCGTGCGTAACGATGTCAGCGATAAGGTCCTTCACGCCGTTCTTGTCCAGAACACGGGTAGGATCGAATCGCTTTTGCACTTCCGGAGGCAGAAGACGCTTAACGCGAAGAGCTCCGGGTGTGATGATTCTTTCTGAATTGCTCATTGCACACACCTTCTTGGTTGATCAACTAGCTCTATTTTAGAGCTTACTGGTTTAGGCACATGTGTGTGGCCTCTTTGGGTCTGTGGCCGGTGTGTTCCAGGCCTCAAACCGCGTCCTGACAGCATTCTACTACAAAATGTGTGCGATGTGTCGATGTTCCACCTCCCAAACACACCCTATATCAGAAAATCCCAACCACCCCTCTCTATTTATTTATTTATATTTTCCTTACGAGAGATAGAGAGATATATAGAGAACGACACATTAGGTGTTTTAAGGAAGTAGGTATGTATTTTGGGGTGGAACACACGACACAACCGACACATACTGGCCGAAAAGCCTATGAAATCGTTGTTTTATGTGTCGATTAGACTCAAAATGACCCGACACATGACCTAAAAATGTTCCAGTTAGAAAGCAAAATGTGCACATCAGGAGGCCTGTGTGCACACTTTCTTACTTGATGATCCGATTTAGGATCCGATTGTCTGGCGAGAAGTTGACTGGTTTGCCATCCCGGGAGACCGGACGTGTAGTTCCACCATATGAGGACGACTTTGGAGAGAAGTCCGTAGGTTTTCCTACCTTAGCTTGCGTTAAGTTGGCCGGAATACGGGTTGTCGGAGTCGACGTCTTCGGATTGGTCATCTGTCTGACCTTCGCCAGTAGTCTTGCTGACATAGTAACCTCCAATGCTACCTACGGCTCTGCCGATTAGGTTGCCTGTAGCTGCACTGTTCAGAACAGTGCTCAATCTGGCCAGTTGTGACACCTTACCAGCTGCCGGCATGGCCTTAGCAGCGTACAAACCACGAGCCAAACCTGCCAGAATACCTACATTGCCGCCCATTTCGACGCCACGACGGTGAATTTCGTCTCTTGGAGCCTGCAGGACTCCAGGAAGCTTGTTCTTGTAGTCTAGATACGCCATGGTGCCGCCAGTAGCCAGTCCGCCAAGCATGCCACCTACCAGCATCGGTCCAAAAGTCCCGACTGTGGAGCTCATAGGTGTGAATAGACGAGCTTTGTGAACTAGTGCATTGCCTGCACGAGCCCCTAGCTTCAATCCACCCAGTACACCAGCTTGTACAATGGCATCCTGAAGAGGATTATCTTCAGCCAGCTTGGTGAAATTACCAGTTTGGCTGTTGGAGCCATTGCGGTTGAACACTGACATCATCTTTGAGCGGACATATAGACCAAAACGGCGACGTGGGTCACCGTGCTGGAGGTATTGTGCCACCTGTTTGACCTCAGGGGTCAAAACGGTAGAGTTGTTGGTGCTGTCTGCCATTATAACCCCTTCATTCTTCGTAGCAGCTTGATCACCCTGTTAGCCGTATGACGTCTCTCTTTGTTGAACGTACGGATTGCCTTGATGGCACCGATGCTCATACCTAGAGTCATCCCTTGGCGTAGGTAATCTGGGCTGTAGTTATCGTTCATAGACACCTCAATAGAGGGCCCGAAGGCCCTCATCCTTACCCCTTGATCTTAATCGGAGTATTGTCGTCAATCTCGCCGCGTTCAAGAGCCTTCATAGCTTCATCTTCCGATGCAAACTCGACGACTGCCTTCTCGTGGTCCGGCTTGGTCAGGTGTACAGAACCCAGGATAGCTTCGTGACCAGGAGCAAACATCGGGTTACCGAAGCCCTTACGAGCATCGTGTAGGTGGTGTTCTGGCAACAGCTTCTCTTTCGCTTCCTTGATGGCCTCTGGGGACATCGGAACGAACGCAGACATAGCGTCACCGTCATAGTCAGCAGCATAACCCGGCAGGTGCAGAATGTTAAGACCGATAGTCTTACCTGCAACTGGAATCGGCTTCAGGGCCATGATGTTGGTACGCATCAGGGTTGGAGCACGGTTCAGGATCAGCGGAACCTCGTCTACCATCTTGTTGAAGGACGCAGTAGCAGCGGTGTTACGCTCTTCGTACGCCTTCTTAGCAGCAGCCAGGTCGTAACCCTTCTGAGACAGGTCGCGGATGATGTGCATCTTGTACATCTCCCACAGCTGCTCTTTAGGGAACTTCGCTTCGTTGAAGCCTACGTCCGGAGCCGCGTAGATTACAGCACGACCAGAGAAGTCCTGCTTCTTACGCAGAATCTTGTCGTGGAAGTAACCGTACTTCGGAGAGGTAGTACCTGTGATGGAAGTCATCAGGCCCTTCACACCCTTCTGCTTGGATTCATAGTCGATAGGGTCACCACCGGCCATGATAGCCTTCGCACCGGCATACAGGTCACGACGCAGATCCGCCATACCTTCCATATCCGGCAGTACCATATCCTTTCCGCCTGCCTCTTCGTAGATCTTGTTGATCCGATTGGAGACCAGCATGTGGTGTTGGTACAGCTTGTTCACGTCACCATACTCGATGTTCTGGTTGGTGATGGAGATTGGACGCATCTTCGGAGGGATGACCGGTACATGGTGCAGAACCATCGCCTTATCCAGCTCCTTGTGACCCTGAGAGTGCAGACCGTGCAGGAACTTCAGACGCTTGATGGCGTCGTTACGCTTGCTCACGGAGGTGCTCTTCTTGATAGCCTCTTTCAGGGCTTCAATTTCCTCTGCAGGATCGATGTCTTGAAGCATCTGCTTGAATGCTTCGCCGCCAACCTGAGGCTCGACGTACTCGTCGTACTTCTCGGCCTTCTTGGTGATGCCACCAATGATGCCTACCTGACGTAGAACCTTGTCGTTATCGTGGGTGTCGACGATGTCGTACAGACCCTTCTCACGACGAACCACACCGTAACGGCCAGAAGTGATGTTGTCGAACTCCTTCTGGTTGATGTTCAGGATGGTCTTCAGCGGGTTCTCCAGGTTCGGGTTAACGATTGGCTCCGCCAGAGTGTAGTGAGACCACTTGCTCCCTTCGAAACCACCAGTGATGGTCTGGTCGAAGATAGAGCCAGGTTCGCCCTTCTGAGTACGAGCTTTCATGCTGATGGTGTTAGTCACCTGACCCTTGGAAAGGTTCAGCACGTCGTTATCGGTCATCGGACCGGCCTGCAGGAAACCTTCCTTATGGCTTACCTTGATACCAGAACCACGCAGGTAGTCCAGGAACTTCTTGGTAGCGAAGGTAGTCTTCGGCTGTGGCAGAGGCATACCCTTCATCAGACGTTCCCAGTAATCGTGGGTGTCGGAGTTGATACCACCTTCGGACTTCACAGTGCCAATTTCCTTCAGGTTCTTACGAGCATCGGAGCCCAGCAGACCCAGGAATTCCATGTAAGACACGGCCTTGGCACCATCGTCACCGCCTTTGGTAGGTTGTGCGTTGTTGTCATAGCCACCTACGGAACGGGCAGAGTAGTTCGCGTCGGTAGTCTTGTTCAGCTTGATGATGTACTGAGGACCTGCAAGAACCTTGTCACCGATGGTCTTCCCGGAAACCGGGTCGTAAATTTCTTCGGTGTCAGACAGGTTGTGCTTCTTCAGATCATCCATCACTTTGACGATGTTGTTCTGGTTTTCGTAAACGACAGTCTTGTAAGGCTCGCCGGTCTTCTTGGCGATCTTCGCAGCTGCAGTTTCCAGAACTTGGCCCAGGTTGATACGAGAAGTAACAGACGCAGGGTTCAGCACCAGATCAACAGGCTTACCTGTATCACGGCTGTGCGGCATCTCGTGGTCTTCCATGATGTGGGAGATAACCCCCTTGTTACCGTGCAGACCAGTGATCTTGTCACCAATCTCCAGGTCACGCTCACAGCGAACCAGGATACGTACGTTCTCGGAGTCGGTGTAGACGTCTACAACTTCGCCCGGCTCTTCGTGATCCCACACCTCGGACACAACCTTGTACGGGTTGGTCAGAGTCTTGTAGAGACGACCTAGGACCTTGTCGGTCTCGGTAGCCTGACGCTCTTCCAGAACTGCAAAGACCGGATCACCGTACTCCAGCTTAGTGCCCTTCTTAGGGAAACCACGCTCATCCAGCTTAGCCAGCTGAGACGGAGTGAACTTGGAAGTCTGCTTGGACAGCAGAGCCTTGTTCGTCTTGGTAATCTTGGTGATGGTGTAGTCGAACTTGTAGGCATGGTGGCTACGCAGAGACTTAGTCGCAGAGCGAGATGCGACGATACCATCTTCGTGGTTGTAACCCTTGTAAGGCATGTAGGCCACGTGCAGGTTCTTACCGATGGCCAGTACGCCATCCTTGGTGTAGTTGTTGTCAGCCAGAGTCTGGCCGGCAGTCACCTTGTCACCTACCTTGTGCTGGTACGGTTCGTCATCATGGAATCCTTTCATGTTGAACGGCAGGTTCTTCACGAAGTCAACTACATGGTTCTTACCATCAGCACCCTTGATGTGGACTTCCTCGTCGGTAGCCTTGGTGATGATGCCGTCGGTAGGAGCCAGAGTAGAGATGATCTTCCCGATGTGGTGAACATAGGAGTGACCAGAGTTCGGATCCACGGTTTGCACCAGCGGAGCTTCGCGACCAACCAGAGACAGAGCCTGCGGCAGTGCTTTACCAGCCATGGTCAGACGACCTGGGTGGTTACTGTTCAGGAACGGCACAAGGTTAGTGGTGATGGTGTACATATCTGTACCAGACGGGATCCAGTACTGTACTTGCTCACGAGGAACTTTACGGAATTCCCCATTGACCTGGGCAGTAACGACAGGTTTGCCGTTATCTTTTTCTCCCGGGAAGCCAACTACGTGAACCATCAGCTCGTGGGTAGACAGGTACACTTCCTTGCCAGTCTTCGCATCGAGTGCACGGGAGTACATGGTACCCTCTTTGTCACGACGAGCGGTGATAGTGAAGCGTTGGTCCAGACCAGCCATACGGGATTCAGGCGTACGGGACGGGTCGATGATGCCCAGATGGGATGGGTGCACGTTACGTGACTCCATAGGGGCAGACTGGTCGTCCTTGATACCACCCTCACCTTGACCGATGATGGTTACCTTACCGACGTTCTCGAGGGATTCGATAGGGTTGGTTTCGTCCGGAGTACTTGCCAGCTGGGACTTGATGATGAAGTCTTCGAAGACGCGATTAAACGGCTTGGAAGGCAGAACCTTACGCAGGTCAGGAGCTGCATCATCGAGACGGCTCAGGTTGTACTTGATACGGTCGAAGCTACGGGTAACAGTCTGGTGTGCCTTGTTCTCGTCAAAACGACGAGCAATGAAGTCAGGCAGGTTCTGTACACGCTTGAACTGGAGGCTGTCACGGTTATCTTCCGGACGCTCACGACGGTACAGAGCAACCAGGTTGCTGATGGCACGCAGGAAGACTTCACCATTCACATGGCTGAAGGATTTACCCAGGGTGATGCCAGTAGTGTCTTCGTTCAGAGAACCTTCTTGGATACGACGACGAAGAGCCTCGATACGTTCCTCGTAAGAAGCGTTAGGGTTCATGTCACGTTGGTTCATCATACGGCGATACAGATCGCGGATGATGCGGTCTTTCTGAGGCAGAACGGCCTTGTTGGCCTCCCAGATTTCCTTACGGATGAACTGGGTGATCTGAGCATCAGTGTAGCCGAAGACCTCGGTCAGTACTGGAGCTACAGGGAGCTTCACAGACTTATCGCCGATCTTGCTGAAGGTGATGATGTAAGTAGTCGGGTCCATCGCAATGGAGTAGCCCACACCGACACCCGTGTTGAAATGGTTCTCTGGCTCGCCTGTGTTCTTACGGCGAGTGTACACACCAGGACGCAGCTGGATCAGGTTGGCAACGGAGTAGTTGTTACCCTTGTAGATCAGCGTGTGCTTGTTGGTGATGTGGAAAGTATCAGCCAGAGAGAAACGCTCGATCTTGTCGACGAGTTCTCCAGAGGCGATATCGTACAGAAGCAGAGTACCTTTCACCGGATAGGTTAGGGAGCCGGATTTCAGAATGGCTTCCTTCTCATGCTTATGAGAGAAATCCTTCTTGTCAACGTACAGGTCCTTTACATCAAGACGGTACTTGCCCGTCTCGATAGGGAACTGACGTTTGATCCCGTCCAGCATAGCCTGGTCGGTAGACTCGTTCATGTCTACTGGGCTGCTGAAAATAGGGATCAGTTGGTCAGGGCTCTTAGGCATTTAAGCGTCTCTCCAAATAAGTAACAACAATGGTGTAAGTACCAGTAGCCGGAGAGATGGAGTCTTTACGTTCAACGATCATGACACCACCGTCCGGGCGGATGCTACGGGTCATCAAAGCTTCAAGTTCGGCTTGGGAATCAAAGCCGTTCTCTCCGCCAATCTGGTAGTAGCCAATGCGGTACTGGAACTCATCGGGGCTTGGTTTCTGAGAAACACCCCCGGTCGTTAGACCGGGAAGTGATACTTCTTGGGAAACCGAATCAAACGGATTCAGTCCACTCATTCCTTATCTCCACTCTTCTTAGGAGCCGGCTTCTTCTCAGCAGGCTTCTTCGGTTCAGGCTTCTTGGCTTCCGGCTTAGGAGCCGGAGCTCCACCGCCTTCTTCCATTTCCTCTTCCGGCATACCTTGAGCAACCATAGAGTGGTCGCTCAGCATCTGCTGGATGATCTCTAGAACGCTATTGTACAGCGTAGGATCGCTTTGTTGAAGCTGAGTTAGAGCTGCACGCTGCTCGGCAGGGTCAGTCATCTGGTTCAGGATCTTGTTGGCGATCTGGTACGCTTGCTGCTGGTTCTGTTGGAAACCGTTATCGTCTTGGTTCTCAGAGTTCACGTCCTTGGACTTCATGAACTTGGCAATCTTCAGTTCGTGTTCGACCTGAACATCACTTTCAACCTTAGCGACAGCATCCTTACGCATCTTCTCCAGCTCTTCGCTGTACTCGATGCCGCTAGCTTCCAGGAAGGTGCTAGTGGAGATAAGTTGAGCCTTCCACATCTCGAGCATGAGCTGCTTCAGGTTCTCGTTATCCGTAAGTTTAAACGGAACGAGGCTGATCGGAACGATTTCCAGACCGAGGTATTGGGAGATCTTCTCCATTACCCACTTGATGAAGTCTTCGATCTGACCAACGTAGTTGTTCATAGTGTTTTCCAGCAGGCGTAGGCCTACAGTGGAGCTGGTCCAGTTGGTAGTACCGGACAGAAGCTCGCGGGAAACACCCATAGACATCAGCATTGTCTCTTCAGCGAACTGCAGTTCCTGGCTAACCAGCAGGGATTTACCCTGACCGCCCAGGTTCTGGTAACCCACCGGCACTGGAGCGATGATTACGTGGTTCGGGTCCTTCTTGAAGTGACGGATGTTCTGCTTCATCTGGTCCGCAAAGTTACGCATAGACATCATCGCAACCGGGTCACCTTGACCGGAGGACTGCTGAGGGAACATTACTCGCAGAGGAGTCATGTGCTCAGAGGCTACCGCTTCGTTTGCCTTACGCAGCATTGCTTGGTAGAACACCAGGCCGTACTGGGAGATGAGCGGAGGCACACCCATACCGTCAATCATGCCACCCATAGAGATGGTCTTCAGGTGGTACACGTTAGAGCGGTCGAACAGGAAGTCCGTATTGCTCTTAACTGCATCCACGAAAGGCCACGGCACAGAGGAGATGAACAGGGGGTCACCTGTCATGATCTTCCGCTTCACATCACCTGGGATGGTGTAGTAGTAGTCAGCCTCATCGGTGATCGGGTTGTGGTTGATCGCGATGTTTTCAGGCTTCCACTTCACCAAGTTGATGCGGGAGATGTCCATGCTCTTCTTGTCGATGCGATTGAAGATGCCTTTCATAGCACAACGAGGGCATTCACCCACGAACTCATAACGTTTGAACTTGACGAAGCCCTTAGTAAGAGCGTTCTTGGCTTCATAGGAGCTCTTGCAGCTAGGGCACTCGACGTAGCGATCGACCGGGAAGTAGATCGAGGAGATCACGTTACCCAGAGTGTAGTAGTCAAAGCCGATGTCCGTCAGCTTGTACTTCAGACGGATGCTGTCGATGATCTTGCGGTACGATGCACGAGTCTTTTCCTGCTTGGTATCGATAACGAAGTCCGTGATCGGGTACGAGGAAAGCTTCCGGATTACCTCAGTGGTAGTCGGAGCCTGAGTCGTGATGTAACGAGACCATTTGATCACGTCATGGAAGTTGCGAGGGACGAACTGGTTGGCAACCGTGAAGAACGGGTTGGGCAACTGGCCAATGCCATATTGTTCGTACATACCCGCCATTTGTGGCGCCATGCCTGGAATATTCATTATCAAACCTCACTTAGCTAGTCTGCTTTAAGTTTAAGTGGATTCAATTCTACACTGTGGCTCCGGTATAAGGAAGATAGAGTGGAGCAATAGGTTCACTTCTAAACCATTTTTCCTACACCTTACCGGTATAAGATCAGTGTAGGAAACCTTACATATACTCAATTGAGGAATTTTGCTATGAACAACTCCAACAAGAAAGCCCAAGGTCAACAAGGTCAATCCACCGAAGCCAAAGATCTGCTCGACGCCTTGGCAGGCAAGACAGCAGAAGAACAGAACCAGATTCTGGCTGCTGCCATCGAAGGCACCCGTCAGACCATGGAAGATGACATTGGTAAGCTGACCCGCAGCCAAGAAGAGATGGCTCGCAAGCTGGATGCTCTGGCCGGTGCGGCTGTGAAAGGTCAAGTAGACGAGACCGCCAAGGTCGAGAAGAAAGGCCTGGCCTCCAGTGCTCTGGACACCATCAAGAACCGTCCGATCGTGGTTGGTGCTGCTGTGGCTACTACTGTGGCCGTCGGCGTAGGCGGCGTGTATGCCTACAAGAAGTATCAGGAAAGCAAAGCTGCAGCCACCACTGGCGAGACCAGCGAAGCCGTACTGCTGCTGGACCAACCGTCTGCTGTTGAAGTCAGCAAAGACGCAGCTGTAGCGGCCGCCCTGGGCGATCGCTAAGCTGTAAACTAAAGAGGGGGCACATGCCCCTTCTTTTTTACTAGGAGATGGTTATGACACCAATGGAAATGCTGGAGTACATTAGGGTTCCCGGTTTGCCCGGTAATCCATTCCAGGAGTTGACCGCTAAGGTCGACAAAGTGATCGCAAAGTTGCGTTGGGGGCAGGATGGTGGAGGCCTAGTTAAGCGTATCGGCAACAATGTCGACCGTTTGAACAAGCTGAAGTACGTATTGATGTCCAACTCAGTCTCGGAAGACGAGCTCAAAAAAGCCGCCGAGGAGATTGAACCCCTCATGGCGGCTATTCACAGAGATGCTGACCTATTGCTTACGCTTTAGGGAGAATCTTCGTTTGCTGAATCAGAACCGTACCATTCTGAACCATCGGACCACCAAGCGAAACAGTCTTCGCGGTGGCGTTGATGGTGAAGGTCGTCTGATACAGACCTGAGACGTATACTTCGATACTGTCTTTACCTAGTCCCAAGTCCATGCCGGCCACGGCACCTACGTTGATCACCTGGTCACCCTTAGCAAGGGAGACTTCGTGGCGGATCTTCGTGATACGTGCGTCGGCAAGGGATACTGGACCCAGGGTACCAATCGCAATCAGCTTGGACATGTCCTTCATGTTCAGCATCTTGATATCAGCTGCTGTCAGAGCGGTTTGACCATAGCCAAGAGTGAAGCTCAGGACCGGAATCTGACCGGAGTCAGGAGCAAGACCTGGTTCAGTACCAGTTTCTACGTACTCAGCGGTGTTCTTGATGGACAAGCGGCACACCTTGATCAGGGAGTTGTTAGATGGCACCCGATCGTTTTCAGTAGGCTCATCTAGACGTGCCTGTACCAAGTACTTGATACGGCGGCCTGGAGTGGAAGACGCCTGGATGTTCGAGAAGGTAGTCGGCTTGTCATGGATGCCCAGTACCGGGATCTTGAAATCCGGATCCTGAGGGTTGATGATCTGGCTTTGTACCATGTATCCGAACATGAACTTCAGACGGAGTCCGCCCGGGTAGTTCAGTAATCCCGCGAATTGGTCAAGACCAACGATGGACATCGCAGTAGCTGCGGCACCAAGAGCGGAACGGTCAGCACCACCAGTAACAAGGTCAAGCTCGTTACAGATGGTCAGCATGTTCTGGTGCAGGTCCTGCAGTGGACGGTTATCCACTGTGTAGTAGTACGGATCTAGCGGGGTGTAGAAACGTACGGCGGTAAGTTTGCTTGCGGTTGTCATATAGTGGTATCCTCTTAACCGTGCTTATTTTACGAGAGAATGGTATGCGTCTCAACTTAACAGAAGATCAGCGATACATCGAGTTTAGGCCGGCGGATGCGGTAGAGCGTAATATGCTCGACAACTTCCCCGCCTTTATCCGAAAGGCTGGCCGGAGATTACTCCCAGCCAAGCCACATGTTGTCCAGAGTGTAATCTCTCGCTTGAAGAAGATCTACAAAAAGCCGATCAAGGTCGATCAAAAAGAGATCGTCGATATGGTTCGTAGTCAGCTCAAGCTGAAAGAGATTCCCTCTGATTTTACCTATTTCACAAACCCTCTTGAACACCAAGAGATTGCCTTGCGGTACATGTACACCGTAGGCTCTGCTGGTTTGCTGCTTGACCCGGGCCTGGGTAAGACCAAAGTGATTCTCGACTTCATTGCTCTGATGAAGTTCGCCAAGTCACTGATCGTCTGTCCGAAGGCTCTCTTGTTCGTCTGGGAAGATGAGCAGAAGAAGCATCGTCCGGATAAGTCCATCTATGTAATCGAGTCCACCTCTTGGGGTGAACGGATTCAGGGTGCCCAGAAGCGGAAGATCAAGTGGGAAGAGGAGATGTTGGCATGCAAGGAAGGCTCTGACGAGTACAAGCGTGCACGCATCAACTTCAACAAGGCCTGCAAGGACCTTGAAGAGCTCCCGAAGGCAGCTGCTGCTGACCTGGAGCGTGCTAAGGCTGCTGATATCGTGGTCGTGAACTACGACAAAGTGGCTAACGGCTTGGATTACTTCAAGCGGCACTTCAAGTTCGACTTCATGGCTCTGGATGAAGGTCTCATCAAGTCTCACGACTCCAAGCGTACCAAGGCAGTGACTGAGCTGGGTGCCAAGACTCCATACCGCTGTGTGATGTCTGGTACTTTGATCAACAACACTGCTCTGGATGCATACTCCCCTATCCGCTTCATCGAGCCGGCTCTAGTAGGTACTGGTCACGGTCGCTTCGTGAACAAGTACGCCAAGCGGATTGACCTTAAGGATGGCCGTTCGTTCATTGCCGGCGTCAGTAAGGAAAACATCGAGGAGATTCGAACAATCCTTGAGTCGTGCTCTATCGTTATGCGGAAGGAAGAGTGGCTGAAGAATCTGCCTGGCAAGACCTTCAACGTCATTACTTCGGAGATGACACAAGAGCAAAAAGACGTCTTGGAACCCCTGGTTTCTACCTACATCACAAGGTTCCAAGAGAAGGAGGTGGCAGTTGAGAACCCCCTGAGCCTCATGGCTAAGGTCTCACAGATCACCAACGGATTCCTGTACGTTTACGACGAGGTGAAAGATGAAGATGACTATCTGGCAGACCTATTTGGCCTTCAAGACGATGCCAAACCCAAGACTAAGGGCCCGCGGGAAACGCTGTACTTCGGGCAGCAGCCGAAGCTTCAGAGTCTTATCGATCTGGTTACGGGCCCTCTCCGTCAGCGAAAAGCCATCGTATGGTATAACTGCACGGCTGAGTTCGATCTGTTGTCTCAAACGTTCAAGCGACTGGGTATCAAGTTCCTATCCATCCGTGGCGGCAGTAAGACGACAGGTGAAGTGGTCCGGATGTTCAACCAAAGCGATGAGTACCAGTTCCTTATCTGCCAAGCCAAGGCGGTTAACTATGGGATCACGGTACTCGGGAAGAACCCTGAGGCGTTAGAGGGTGACATCGATGGCTTGATGCCTGAGATTGACACTCGGGTTTACACCCACATCTTCTACAGCCTCAACTACAGTCTGGAGGTTTTCCTACAGCAACAGGACCGATCTCACCGTATCGGTCAGACCATGCCTGTGGATTACTACATCCTACTCTCTGACTGCTATGCCGATCAGGCCATCTACAACGCCCTGTCTACCAAGATGGAGGTGCGAGAGGCGACTCTGATCGACATCTCAAGAAGATTGAAGGAACTGGTATAACCACTAAGGGGCACCATCACGGTGCCCTTTGTCTAAGGAGGTTTTGATGATCAACATTCAAAACGTCTTCCCCTTTGCAGAACCGCGAGATACTCAAATAGATGTCATTGAGCAGATCGACTATCACTTCTCGAGGGGGAAGCGTTTCATCGTCTTGCAGAGTCCAGTTGGCTCGGGTAAGAGTGCGATTGCTTTAGCTGTGGCTCGCCACTTCCAGAGCTCGTACATCCTGACGCCGAGGAAGTCCCTGCAAGACCAGTACTATGAGGACTTCGGGCAATACGTCACCCTGCTGAAGGGTCGTGCAGCCTATCCATGTCCTCGTATCTGTACGGTCACGCAGGAGGATTACGCCATTGTGCAGTCTGGCGGGTCACCTATGACGCCGGCAGTTCTGTCCTGTGCACGAGGCCCATGTGTATCGGAGACAGATGTGCCTCGGGAGGACCGGGAGTATGGTCCAGAAGAGTGTGCTCGGGAAGGGTACCCATGCCCCTACCAGATGGCCCTAGATCGAGCTCTGAGCCATCCGCACGTAGTCTGTAACCTCCACTCCTTCATCTTCCAGGCGGCGTTCCTAGGACGCTTCCAGAGGCGTCCTGTGCTGATTATCGATGAGGCCCATGACGTGGAGGGGATCATCCGGGATTTCCTGGACAAGACCTTCTTCTGCTACGGGCAGTTCTTCGATAACCAGCTAGTAGATGACTTCCCCAACGCGGCATCCATCCGCACTTATCTGCTTAGGCATGCTAAACCGCCGCTCGAGTATGGACGTTCTCGTGACGACCCTGCTTACCGGGCTAAGGTGGAGGCCTTCGAGGCGAACGTAGCGACCATCACTGACGATTCTTTACGTTACATGGTGGCCACTACGGAAGAGGACCGCAATGGTACTCGTATCCGCTTCAAGCAGAAGAACATCGGGATGAAGGCTCATGAGTACATGTTCGATATGGCCGATCGAGTGCTCTTGATGTCCGGCACTATCTATGACCATCGCGAGTACTGTCAGCGTCTTGGCATTAACCCCAACGTTACTGCCTTCATTGACGTCGATAGTGAGTTCCCGTTAGAGACCAGACCAATCGTCATTGACCGAAACCTCACGGTCAATACGAGCTTTTCTGACTGGTATAAGAATAATGGGAAGGAAGATGCAATACTTTCACTGCGTGAGGTGATGAGGGGCAACCCAGATAAGGGGCTCATACACGCATCTTCCTATGCGATGGCACGCGAACTAGCGGAAGGCCTAGCTGACACTGGACGGGTAATTACACACGAACCCCATGACTTCCAGAGTCAGCTAGAGCTCTTCCGCAACTCGCGTAACGGAGCCGTTTTTATCTCCCCCGTATGTTCCCAAGGCGTAGACTTCAAATATGACTACGCAAGATGGCAAGCCATCGTCAGAGTACCGCACCCGAATTACGGGGATCGCCTAGTTTCGTCCATGAGTTTCAACTGGAAAAACTGGGTGGCATTGGTCACGTTCGGTCAGCAGATCGGACGGATCAACCGTGCTCCTGATGATTTCGGTGTGACTTATCTAATCGACGCTAGATTTGATTCCTGGATTCGTTCCAACAGAGTCAGACTTCCACGATGGCTACGAGAGGCCATCGAGATTAGATAAGGAGAAATGCACATGTCTACTACTTCCATCTGGAATTGGGGCTTCATGCCCAATGGTGGCGGCAATGGTAATCAACATCAACCAAAACCCACTTCCGGAGGTAGTAGACCGCGACCGAAGAAGTAATAGAGAGGCCTCCGCTTGGAGGCCTTTTACTCTTGGGTTACTCTTTTAGGTTTGGGTCTGATTCGAGGATTTGGTAGACACGTTTACGTACATCCCGTACGTACTCAGCGGTCACTTCTGGATCGTTAAGGATCTCGACGATCTCGAGAGGTCTTTTCTCCACGCCGTCTTCAATACCGAACAGCATGATGGCAATGTGGCAATCTCGCGGAGGAAGCTCCTTCAGCTTGCCCATAATGTATGCCTCCATATTGTCTTGCTCTACAAGCTCAAATGGATTGTCTTCAGGCATATCAGTCGGGTTCATCTCTTCGAAGTAGAAGGTCAGATATTGGGTTTGACTGAGTTCATTGAGATCCTTCACCGGTACGTTAGGGAACTCCTTCTGCAGATCTCGCAGCGGTGGATGGCGTTCGCACGAATCCATGTAGCGTTTGATCTTGGCGGCCAGTTGCTGTTTCTGCGTGGGCAGTGACACAAGACGCCATCTCGACATCTCCTTGAGCTGACGCTGCATGACCCACCATCCAGAGTACGTCAAAAGTCTGACGCCTGAGTTCGGATCATACTTATCCAGACCGACAATGAGCCCTTCGTTTCCCACTGCGATCAGCTCTTCGAGTTGGTCTGCATTACCTTTGGCGTACTTCTTTGCCTTCTTAAAGACGTAGCGTAGGTTGGCGTTGATCAGGCGATCTCGGACAACCTTCTTCCTGGTAGGGGAAACATCGGGGTCAAAGTACTCGCCTAGTAGAACTTGCTCCTCCTCCTTACTTAGAGGGGGATGCTTTCGATAAATCTCTTCGTAATATTGTGATAATTCCATGGTGGCTTGATCTCCGATGACCAAGCGTATAGTATCTACCCGGACATGTTTAGTCAAACAAAGGAGTTTACATGATCAAGGTAACTGCACGCCAACTAGATAACGGAATTGTCCGT